ATGGCCACCATCACAAAGTACCGCAAGAAAAACGGGGAATTATCCTACTCTGCCACCGTCCGGGTCAAGCAAGGCGGCAAGGTTGTTTTCTCCGCATCTCGTTCATTTCCAAAGGAAAGTTTGGCCAAAGACTGGGCAAAGCGGACTGAAATCGCCGCCGCCGCACCCGGCTTCATTGAGCAGCAAGCGGCGGCCGGCGTCACGCTGGGCGAGATACTGGCCAAGTACAGAGACGAGATGGAGCAAACCGCGCGACTAGGCCGCTCCAAAGGATATATCTTGCAATCTCTACTCCGAACATCCCTTGCAGATAGTCCACCAGCAGAAATCGAAACTGAAGACTATCTGGACTATGGCCGATCCAGACAAGCCGAAGGCGTCAGCCCGGCCACGATATTTCAAGACTTCAGCGCTATCCAAACTGCTCTAACCCATGCCAAAACCAGTTGGCGCATGCCGATAGACACCACCAGACTAGAAGCCGCCCTCGCCCAGCTGCGCAGCGCCGGCATAGTCGGCAAGAGCCGCCAACGTGACCGCCGCCCAACAGAGGATGAGTTGCTGAAAATGCTGGAATGGCTGGCCAGCCGCCAGGCCCATCAAAACGGCCACATCCCGCACAGCGACATCGTGCGCTTTGCCATTGCAACATGCATGCGCCTGTCTGAAATCGGCCGTATTTGCTGGGCCGACGTGGACGAGCAAAAACGCCTGGTGCTGGTGCGTGAGCGCAAAGACCCATCCAACAAGTACACCAACGACCAATGGTTGCCGCTGCTGGGCGTTGCGTGGGACATCCTGCAAGCACAGCCACGCATTGACGAGCGGGTCTTCCCCTACAACATGCAGTCCGTCAGCGCGGCATGGGAGCGCGGATGCAAAGCGCTAGGGATCAATAACCTACGATTCCACGACCTTCGGCACCATGGCGTGTCCATACTGTTTGAGCAGGGTCTAGCCATTCAAGAAGTTGCGATGGTTTCGGGACACAAGACATGGACCAATCTAAAGCGCTACACCAACCTTCGGCCGGAGTCACTACACGACAAACTACCCAGGGCCAGCGCAGAACCCTCACAGCCGCTGCTAGTCACTAGCCACTCTAGCGGCGCGCTCTACATGGGCGGATGGCAAAACGCTCATGACATGGCCGCCGCATTTCATTTAGACAATGACGACCTTGCCGGAGTGGATGTTATTTTCGCGGCCGACTGCGGCGAGGACGGCGCATGCGTGGTCTTTGTCGATAGAGGATGCTTGTTCGCCTCAATCTGCCCAGGAAACGCCCGCGACTGGCTACCAGAACCTACCAATCTAAACAAGCTACGCCACCGGGCAACAACCGGCAGAATAGGCAAGAAACCGGACGGAACAAACGTCTACGCCCGACAACTGTTAGAAGTAGTCGCCCAAAAAATAGCCCCACCCACAACCTGAACGAATAGCCAGTTATAGCAGCCTGTGCCATTCGGCATCATGCCCGGTTTAGCCAGCATTCAAAGCCAGATGAAACCGGTTATACGCTTAGGCGACCCAACAGACCACGGCGGCAACGTCACCAGCGCCAGCAGCACCACAACCATGTTTGGCAAAGCCGTCGCGCTAGTCGGCGACTCGGTCAGCTGCCCCAAGCAAGGGCATACCAATTGCGTGATTGTCGAAGGCGACCCATCATGGACCGTAGGCGGCCGCGGCGTCGCCCTAGAGGGCCACAAGGTCAGCTGCGGCGCTACGCTGATCTCAACGATGGGCGAAGTGATGCGCAGCTACGAAGGCAGCGGCGCAGCCAGCAGCGGCAACAACGCCGCCGCCGCATTAGCTGCGGCCGGCGCGGCCACCGTCGCCAGCCATCTATTCAATGACAAGTACCAGCTGCACGACGAAGACGGCCAACCTCTGCGAAATGCCGAATACACGATCATCCGCGCGGACGGCAGCCAGGAACACGGCACGTCTGACGGCAGCGGATACACTCACATGATCGACGACCACAGCGCCTCCGAAATCGTGGCGATACATATTGGGGATTTTGATGTCTGAGCTGGTTAGCGAACAAACCAAAACGCCGCTTGTGAAAGTCGCCGAAAAAAAGACAACGCCAAGCACAGACAAATCCACCAAAAAAATCAAAGTGGACAAAAAGGCTGTTCGCAAAGAGCAAAACGAGGAATATCTAAAAAACCCGAATGTTTCAGCATTCCTAAAGGCCATCGCAGCAGCCGAAGGTGGGGGGTATGATTTCAAATTTGGCGCAGTCAAAGGCAAGAAAAATGACCCCTGGCGCTTTACCGACTACTCGACGCACCCAGGAGTAGGCAAAGACGGAAAGACCACCGCAGCGGGCATGTATCAAATCAACACCGTGACATGGAAAGAAATGGGCGGAAATATGGGGCTGAAAGATTTTTCGCCCCACACCCAAGACCTAATGGCGGTGGAGATATTTCGCGCGCAAAAAGCCATCGGGGATATAGTAGATGGAAACATAGAAGCGGGCCTATCCAAATGCTCGCACAGGTGGGCGGCTCTGCCCAAAGGAAAAGGACAAACCGGCCGCTACAATCAACCATATATGGAATACGACGACTTTGAAGCAGCATTCAAAGCCAACGGGGGAACGGTAAAATGAAGTGGCTTTTTATTCCTCTGATCCTTATCAGCACTTTAGCCAATGCCGAAACTACTTTCCTAAAGAAAGACCAGTCGTTCAAATCTGCCCGCACCTCCATATTAAAACATGGCTGGAAACCGGTTAAAAACCCCGACCCTAGCACACTATTTGGCGTGGACAAGATGCTTTACCGGGCCGGATACAAAGAAGTCAACGCGTGCGCGATGGACATCGCACAATGCGTTCTACTCTACAAGAGGAGCGGACAATGCCTGTCCCTGTTCATCCATGGCGAGACGATAGCCGACATGACCGTCGCCAGCTGGACAAACGAATGCCAATAGCCGCTCCCTTACCGCGCCCATCACGAATCAAAATTAACGCATGACGTTATCAACGCTCAATAATCAACAAAGGCCACTCTATGTCAATCACCTTGGATGGAGCCGCAATCATTGCAACCATCGCCCTAATTCAACCCTGGGCTATTAATCTATTTAATTATCTATTCAAAAAGGGAAGGTTAGAAATTCATGAGACAGGAAAGATTGAACTAGGCTACTCAGATTACGGCCCCACAGTAAATCTTGCCGGAACCTTGCGACCCAAAAATAGAGATATATTTATAGTATCCATGGAAGTGGAAATAACCCGACTAAGAGATAATGCAACGCACAAATTCAAGTGGTTTGCATTTAAGGACAATGCAATATCAATCACAGAGCCACAAGCAAAAATCGCCATAGCAACAGGATTCATCACCCCATTAAACTCACCCAAAGAATTTAATGTGTTTTTTGCATCAGGTACATTTCAAGAAGAAACCAACAACATCATCCAGCCATTCAAAAATAAATGGACGGAATTAGTATCGGAACATATAAAGTCCCTACCACAGGACCATCAAGCACCAAACGCCGCATCAATTAACTCCGCTCAAGAAGAGTTATTCTCACAAATCACTAAAACCCAAGAAGCTCAGAATCTATACAACACCCTGACAGATTTATTCTTCTGGACACCAGGAAGTTACAATCTAAAACTCATTGCAAACACTGTCGAAGCAAAGAAAAAAGAGGAGTCATGGCAATTTTCAATTGACAGCGATGAAAGCCAAAAAATCAAAGCCAATGCCGCCGCAATAATGAGGCAATCTTGCAGACTGCCTCAAACCTACAATTTTCTTTACAAAACATATAAAAAAGCAAACCACACTTAAAAGATTGCAATAATATTTCGCAGGCGCAGCAATTCACTGCGCCACTCTAAAAATTATTTAACCCCACACTCCCCATACTTCAGTATAAGTTGAATGTACATCCTAGCCACCGCATCCCAACTATCAGCCATCACCGGCTCCAGCGGCGGGCAGCGCTTGGCCATGTTGGCCGGCAAGGGCGGAGTTTGCGGCCTCGATGGCGGCGTTGAGTTCGCGCAGCCGCTCAGGACCAGGGCGGCAATCAGCAGGCAAAGGCTGGTTTTCAACAACACGGTTATACCTCTCTATGATTTTCGGCTGCGCCTGGCGCAGCGTTTCCAGCGTGTTTTCGATCAGCGCCGACAGCGCCTGCAGGCGCTCGACCTCCGCCCGATAGCCGGCCAGATCGGCGCGCGCTTCCGTCGCGCCGTGCTGCGCATCGGCCAGCGCCCATTCCCGGCGCGTAACGTCCACGCCATGGCCATACGCCCACCAAGCCGACCCAAGCCAGCCCGCGAGCAACACCGCGCCGCCAGCGGCCTTTAAACGCCCTTCCAGCACGCTCACACCCCCACCCGCAGAAACCCCTTGCACAGCTTCGCGCTGCGCACGCGCCGGCAGACGGCGTAGCCTTCCCGCCCGCCGCTGGCGTTGGTGTTGCCCTCGATGGTCAGCAGCATGTCGCCGTCCACCCGTTCGACGATGCCGGTATGTCCCAGCCCCTTGCCGTAATCCATGATGAACACGTCGCCAGGCTGCGGCGCGCTCACCCGCAGCGCCGGACGCTCATTCCACTGTTTCAGCACTCCGCCAGTCTTCAATAGCGGATTGGCCGCGCCCGACTCGGCCGCCGCGCGCTCGGCGCACCAGTAGACGAACGCCATGCACCAGGACGCCGGAAACCCGATGCCCACCGCCTGCAGGTACTGGCGCACCTTCGGCCCATCGTTGGAGCCTCGCGGCTGCTCTTCCACGCCCAGCTGGCTGATTGCGACTTGCACCAATTCCATAACCTTCACTCCCTCAGAAACGACAAAGCCCGCTTGCGCGGGCCTCAGATTGATAAATGCCTTGTACTGCGTTCAGCTGCCGATCTTGTCGGCCCGCTGTTTTAACCACGCCTCCAGGTACTGCGCGCCCAGAATGCCGATGCCGGCCCCGATCCCCACTAGGGCAGGCAGCGGCATTTCTGGAAACTGCGTCAGCGCCACGCCGGCCACCGTCGAAGTGCCGCCGCCCAGGATGGCGCGCCCCACCGCCAGGCGGGCCGTGATTTGCTCGTGGCTCACCAGCAGCTTGCCCAGCCCGATAGCGCCCCCCACGCCCACCAGCGCCGCCAGCGCCTTTTCATGCTCTTGCATCACTAACCCAACTTTCTGTATTTAAAAACCAACGTCAGGACGGGGCTATATGCCACCTTTCCTTGGCTATCCGTCACGCGACAGCGCCACGTTGAGCCATAGCCGACCGGGTCGCCCGAAAACAAAATCTTATTGGTTGCCTCGCCTGAATAAAACGGATGGCCGCGATCTTCGGACAGCATTTCCCAGGCGTAGGCATACGGCGGCACGCCGCCGCCAGGCGTGCATGTCACCTCGACATACACCCGTGGCCGGCCGATGCCCACGACGAATGTTGACTCGTCCAGATAGGTGGAGAGCGCCGCCGTCAGCGGCTTGATGACGTTCTTGCCGTAAAACGCCATCGCCGAATAACTGCCGCTGTCGCCCACCTCCGCCAGCGCCCGGAACACCGGTTCCCCGGCGTTGCCCAGCGCCACGCCGGGCCGGCTGACCTCGACATTCACTTCCCGCGCCGACAGCGTCCCATTTACCGGCAGCGTCATGCGGCGGCCTCCAGCTGGGCAATGCGAGCCTCTAGCCGCTTGATGTGGCGCTGCTGTTCCTTCATCGCCTCCACGAACAAGCCGGCCAAGTTGCCGTAAGCGACGGTCAGGGTTTTTTGCTCATCGGGCGCGGCAATCACGGCTTCCGGCTGGACCGCTTGGACCTCTTGCGCGATCAGCCCCACCTGGCGCGCGCCGGTATCGGTCCGGGTGAAGGTGTAGCCATTGAGCCGCAGTACTTTGCCCAGGGCATCCGTAATCGGCTCGATGTCGGTCTTGAGCCGCCTATCCGAAAACCACGTCACATTGCCGGCGGCCGTCATGTCGCCCGTGGCGGCGTTGACGTACCAGCGCCACGAACTGGCGCTCCAGCCGCCCAGGCCGAACACGCCATCCGCGCGCAAGCCCAGCTTGACCCCGAACTTGCCCTGGCAATGGAAGCCCATGGCTGCCATGCCGTCGTCGCCCTCGCTGCCGGGCTTGTTGCGCACCTCGACGCCAATATCCGTACCGCCCGTGGCGTTGGCATTGACTTCGCCGCTCACCAGCCGGCCGCCGGCTTGGATGTTGCCGGCCGCCGCGTAGTCGTTGCCGGTCCAGGCGTGGGCATTGACCGCCACGCCCGCCCCGGCCAGGTGCAGCACCGCCGCCGCCGGCTTGTCGCCACCCGCGCGCACGTCCAGCGCCGCCAGCTGCTCGCCGCCGGGCTTGCCGGCGCGCCACACCGCGTAGGATTGGGCCGCGTCCGGGCAATTCAGCTGCAGCGCCGGGCCGCGCGCCGCGCCTGCCCAGCTGTCCCAGCTGCCGCCCGGCGCATTCGCCCGGATCGGCTGGGCGAACGTTTTCGCGCCGGTCACGGTCTGGTCGCTGCCGACCGTCAGCAGGTCCGCGCCCTGCAGGCCGTCCAGGGTATCGGCATCGAGGCCGGACCCTGCGCCGTGGTTGCCGCTGTGCCAGACCTCGCGCCACTTCCCCCACGCCTCGCCGTACCGGCTCCGCAAAAACAGCCGCGGCCGTTCCGTGCTGAAAGTTTGATACTGCTGGAAGGTCATGTTCCCGGCGTTGGACACGCTCAGCGCGCCGGCATCGCCGCACGGGTAGTTCGCGCCGCTGGCGGCGGCGGCATTCGCGCGTTGCCACCACCAGCCGTTTTGCTGCAGCGTGTTCAGATCGGCCTTGCCGTCCAGCTCGCCCCGGAACAGCGACAGCGGCGCATCGTTGCCGCTGTGCCAGTGCCGCGCCCAGCTCGACCACACGCCGTTTTCGAGCCGGGCCTCATAGACGCCGCCGCCCCAGGCGCGATAGGTCAGCACGCCCCATTTGTCGCTCAGGAAATTCACCAACAGCATGCCATTGCCCACGCCCGCCGGGCCGCCCGTCACCGTCTCGGTTTGGACGTGGTAGAAGCCATTCGGGCGCTTGTCGGTCATCGCGCCGGCGCTGATGTTTTGCGCATTGCCGCCCAGGCCGACGCGGGACAGGTCGCCGGCTTCCAGCTTCTTGGCCAACTGCGCGGTCATATTGGCCGCGAAGTCCTTGTCATTGCCCAGGGCGGCGCTCAGCTCGCGCAGCGTGTCCAGCTGGCCCGGCGCGCCGTCCACCACTCGCGCCAGCGCCGCGTCAACTTGCGCGGGCGTCGCAAAACGCGCGTCCAACCCATTCACCAGCTTGCGCGCCTCTTCCACCGCCGCCGCCGCGCCCGACAGGATGCCGGCGCTGGCCGCCGCGCTCTTTTCCGACTGCGCCGCCGCGCTGGCCGCCGCCGATGCCGCCTGCCGATGGCCGCCCGCCTGCTCCTGCGCAGCCGCCGCGAAATCCGCGCGCTGGCGGCTGGCGTCCTCGCTCGCCTTGGCGGCGCGGGCGCTGGCCGCCGACGCCGCCGCGCTGTCGCCGCTGGCCTTGGCGCTGGCCCCCGCCGCCGTGCGGCTGGCGATCAGTTCGCCCGAGTTGTCCACCACCATCACCCGCGCCGCCTCCATGGACGCCAGCCCCGCCTTAACGGCCTTGTCTATCGCCGGCCAGGACATCACCGCATGCGCGCCGCCCAGCTCGTCGTAAAGCGTCGCCTGCGGCTCCTCGCTCAGCAGCACATCGCGGAAGCCGGCCAGCGTGGTCAGCCAGCGCCGCTGCATCTTGGCCAGCTCGGCCGCCACCTGGCCCAGCGGCGAGCCAGTGAAGTTGCGCACGATGGCGTAAGGCGCGCCGGCCGCCATATCGCCCAGGTAGGGAGTCCGCAGCGTCAGCGCCTCGCCGCCCTCGTCCACCTCGGCGACTTCATACAGCCGGCCATCCGGGCCGATCAGGATATCCCCCGGATTGACCTGGCCGCGCCAGTGGGTCGCCGCCCCCTTCACCACCAGGCCGCCGGGCGCGACGCTGATTTGCCCGACCCGATACCACGAAACCTCTGTTGCCATTTCCTACGCCCATAAAAAAACCCGCCGAAGCGGGTGGAATCACGACTAACTGCTAGCCAAGCATAAAAAGTAAATACTAAAAGTCTTTGCCTATCACGCCTCAACCAAACCAATGCACTTTAAGTTAAATATTAATCTTTTCCCCTTGAATCCTATGCGGATCTAGCCACAAATCCTCAATCCTATACTTCTCATCAGAATAACCACTTCTGCTACACAAATCACTTCCAATCTTACCGACACCCACAGCCATCTTCACTACACTATGCGTCTTAAATTCTAGTGCTTGGCAAAAATGAAAAACATCTGCCAAACACAATAACTCCAGTTTCATACCAAAAGTGATTGATGTAAGTATTTTCCTCTCAAACGCCGGCATGGCCTTACGCTCCAATGCTCCACTTTGAAGAACCGGCGGAAACTTCCAACCGTCCATAGTTGCAGACTTTACTGCGAGATATATGCGCAGCCCTCGAACCAGCACAGCCATATCAGCAAGCGTAACGAGCCATGCTGACTCACCTCCCGCCAATTCCTGCTTGATACGATCATATAAAACTTCTAGATCATCAAGCTTTTTCAAAACAAAAGGATTAACCTGAGGCTCCAGGCCATCAATTTTATTTACATTACTAAATAAGCGACGAAGCGTGGTTTGCGGACTCATATAAATCACCCCCATCATCACATCATTATCAGTCACACCGCTAAAATCATCCAAAAATGGATCTGCTTGCAATGACGCAATGTACATACGCCGGTCACTCTTCACATATGCCAAAAAACCAGATTGAATAAGCAACCACGTTGCAGCTACACTTTGCTGGGTTGAGGCTAATAATGCAGCAACAGCAACCCTGACAGTCATCACCACAAACACACTAGCCAAACATGTCAGTGGGAATTTGAAAATATCTAATACATGATTAAAACCTTGGTCAGTTAAATCATCAGGCGGTCGCCAATTTATCAGAATAAATCCAGCAGTTATAGCAGCCGCAAGAAAAAGCACCCACACAATCAAACTTAAAATTGTAAGTGAGTTTGAAAATTTCTTTACTAACTTCATTTCCAGCCGCCTCTCAGTGGTAGTTTCCCATGGGCATCAATCACAGCACCTATATGCAGATCATTCTTTATGCGCCCCAAACTCCCTAACCATGCAGCTAGCCCGCAATAGCTTACGACACTAGCCTTGATTCACTTTAGACCAAGTACACTACCATCCCCCTAAATGTACAGGCTGGCGTCGATCACCATCACCGCTTGCGGGACGTGGTCGTAATAGCCGGCGCTGACCTGCGCGCCCTTGGCTATCGTCGAATACTTGGTTTCAAACCCAGCATCCGACAGCCGCGCCACCAGCAAAAAGTAATAGCTCCAATACTTGTTGTCGGTCGTCGCCTTGCCGGTCGCCGAATAACAAAACGCCAGGTTCGGGTTATTCACCCGCAGCGGCGTGACGGTCGTGCAGTTCCACATGCTTTCCCACGGGTAAATGCCGCCAGGCGCATGATTGAGAATGTCCGCCAGCACCAGATTTTGCCGGTTGCTGTCATAGCGCAGCGAGCCATCCGGGCCGCGCAGCACTATGCCCCAGCGCCCCGCCGGCCCGGTATTCGGCGTCCGACAAAACACCAGGATTTGCGGCGGATTGGCCGGGTAGACCACCACCGTGATTTCCCAGCGATTCAGCCCCGCCGGCTGGACGCCGACAATGCCCGCCCAGCCCGCATTGCGCCGGATGAAGGGCAGCGGCTCAAACGGGCAATTGTTGACGTAGTAGCGCATCGTCGTGCCGCATTTGGCGATATCCTCCCGCCCCGGATACACCGGTAGCGCCGCCCCGGTCACGCCGGCAAACTCAGCCAGGCCGACATACACCATGGAATAGGTGCGGTCGCTCACCACAATGCCGCCATTGCGGTTTGACACCATGAAACCGAAGCTCATCGCGCCGACAACACATACAAAGTCGTCGGCGCGACATCGCCGGTTTGCTGCCACCAGCGCAGCAGCGGATAGCCTGGCGCATAGTCCAGCGACACCGCATGCATGCGCTTGCCTGGCCCGCCCACCGTCGCGCCGTAAATCTGCAGCGTGTTGAACGCATAGCCCCTAAATTCCGGGTAATGCCGCTCACCCGCACCGCCGGTCAGGCTGATGACGTCCACCAGGCTACCGGCCAAGGCGTCGGTATGCAGCGCCACGCGCCCATACGCATCACGCACCACCAAACCATGAACACTCATGCCGCCAAATCTCCTATCTGAACGCGTAGAACGCCGTTTTCATCGAATACCCGGATAGCCCGGTTGGTAATTTCCGTGCGCGCGCCGTTGCGCCCGCTGCTGATGGATACATTGCCGTTGTTGTCCACGACGAATTGGCCGCCGCCCATATTGATGTAACCGCCGCGAATGGCCGCCGCGTACAGCCCGACCTCGGCGCGGATCTCCCCCGCCGTGATCTTGTTGGCGCTCAGCGTGCCATCCAGCAGCAGATCCCCGGACACCCCGACCGCCGGGCGGCCGTTGATCGACCCGACCGTGAACACCTGGCGCGCGTTCTCGCCGTCCGGCTGGGCGACATAGAACTTGTCGGCCAACACGGCCAGCTCGCTGCCCTGCTCGCCATTGCTCAAGCCCATGCCGCTGGCGAAGGTCTTGCCGTTGGCCGTGCGGGTGATGCGCAGCGACCATTGCGCCCGCAAGCCGTCCACGCTCTTGGATTGCTGCTGGATGGTGGCTTCGCTGTCGCCGATGCGGGTGGACAGCGTTTCCAGCCGCTGCGCCAGCGAGCCACTGGCACCGGTCGCCGCCTGCAGTTCCTCGCGCACCGCCGCCAGGCCGGCATCGGTTTTACTGGTCAAGGATTTGACGTCGCTGGCCAGCGCCTTGTCTGCGTCGGCCCGCGCCGTCTGTTCCTGCAGCAAGCCGGCCTGCGTGGTCTTTTGCGCCGCCTCATGCTTGGCGGTCAGTTGGTCCAGGCGCTTGGACAGCGCGCCATTCTCGCCGGTCGCCGTCTGCAGTTCCTGGCGCACCGTGGCCAGGTCGCCCGCCGTCTGGCTGCTCAGCGTCTTGACCTCGCTGGCCAGCGCCCTGTCCGCCTCGGCCCGCGCCGTCCGCTCCTCGATCAGCGCCGCCTGCGTGTCGCCCAGCTTGGCCGCCAACACTTCCCGCGCCGTCGCTTCCGACTTCAAAGCCTCGTTGGTTGTTTTCAGGTCGCGGCGGGCGATGGCGAATTGCCGGGTTTGCACGTCGCCCAGCTGGTCGCTGGCCAGCACGTTTTGCAGCGCGGTTTCCACCGCCGACACCGCCAACTTGCCGGCTTCGTCGGCCTGCGCGGCGATGTCGGGCAGACGCTCAAGCGGCTGGCGCAACTCCTCGGCCAGCTGGCCGCCGCTGATGCTGTTTTGCAGCTGCTGCAGCAGCAATTCAGGATTGCGGATCGTCGCCGCGTCCGCCATGGCCGGCGCGGACACATTGCCCCAGCTGTCCGTCACCCGCAGCCAGTAGTAGTAATGCACGCCCAGGCCGACGCCCTGATGAATGAAGCTGTTCGCCGGATAGGCCAGGTCCGCCAGCTTGACCGGGTTGCCATCGTGCGGATCGGCGGAATAGAACAGCTCGGCGCGCACCAGCTCAGGCACGCCCGCCGGGTAGGTCCACGCCAGGTTAATGGCCATCGGCGCGCCGGTCGCCGACAGGGCCGGCGCGGGCGGCGGCGCGACATGGCCGCGCGCGTCGATGCTGGCCAGCGCCGGGATGCTGCGCAGGCCGATGGCCGACACGCTGGACACCCGCACTTGCCATTGCCCCGGCTGCAGCCCTTCCAACTCGGCATGGTTGGCCGCCTGCTCCGGCAGCTCCAGCCAGTTGCCGCCGTCCTGGCGGTAGCCGACCACGTAGCCGCGCAGATACGGATGATTGACGCCTGGCCAGTCCACTTCCAGCCGCACCGCGCGGCGGCCGTCGCCGGTCAGATAGGACACTTCGCGCATGCTGACCGCCGACACCGCCGGCATCTGCGCCGGGTCCGGCAGACTGGATGCCGGCGGCGCGTCGATGCGGATGCCCTGCTCAACCGCCGCCCACTTGTTCGGGTTGTGCTGCAGGCCGCTCACTTCGTAGATGCCCGGCTCCCGCTCGCGCTTGGCGACGCAGCGCCACAGCGTCGGCTGCAGATTGGTCCCGATCAGCGCCCAGGTTGCGCTGTCCACCGGTTGCGCCGGGAAGGGAGCCACCAGGCGCAGACTGGCCGCCTCGCCCGGCGTCACCACCACGCCGCGTTGCACCAGCGAGCCGTCCGGCATCGGGCATTCCAGGCTGTAGCTGACGCCCTCGTCCAGCATCACGGGCGCATCCAGCGTCACGGCCTTCCCCTTCACTTCCAACAGGCGGCCGCCCACGCGCCGGCCGGCCACCACCGGGTCAAACACCGTGAACAGCTCGCCCGGCTGCAGATCGACGCCATACAGGCCGGCGGCGAACGTCACCAGCTCGGTTTCCGTCTGCGCCGTCTCCAGGATGTAGCGGCCCAGCTGCTGCGCCTGCGCGCGGCTGGTGCAGGCCACCGCCACCACCTCGGCCGGCTGGTAGCCGTAGCGCGCCAGGCCTTCGGCGTGCTCGACGTATTCAATGCCCCGCTTCCAGCCGTCTTCCGGGTCCACCAGCGACACGCTGGCCACCGTGTAGCGGTCAGCCTGTTCCGTGCTGGCATAGGAAAACTGGCCGTCGATCACATTGGCCGGCGTGAAATGCTTGGCGGGCGTGTCGCCCGGAATGTCGGCCACCACGCGGATGCCGCCGGCACTCGGCACCACCTTGCCGCAGAATACCGACGCCATGTCCTGCAGCACCTTCCAGGCGTCCGCGCCGTCGCCGTGGTAGCCGTGCATCTCAAAGCGGCGGCGCAGGCCGCCCATGCCGTCGCTGACCAACTGGTCGCACCATTGGCCGATGCGGTACAAGTCCCATTTCCACGCGCCGTCCGGCGGCAAATTGAGATTGAAGCGCGCATCGGTGGCGAAGGTGTACAGGCACCAGGCCGGGTTGCTGGAGTGCGCCGGCTTGAACGTGCCGTTCCACACGCCCGCATACGTGCCGGATGCCGGGTCGTAGTTGCTCGGCACCTGCAGCACCGACAGCCGCCACTCGCTGGTGATTTCCGGCAACGAGGAGAATTGCCGGGCGTCGAACTCCACGCCCAGCAGCGCATAGCCGGGATAGCCCAGCCGCATCGACTGCAGCATGGTGTAGCTGTCCCACTCGGTCGCATTGATGAGCTTTTGCGTCGTGCTGTCCGGCGTCACCCGCCGCACCCGCACTTGCCATGGCCCGCCCGGCGGCAGATCGACGCGGACAGAGCGCTGATACTTGCTGCGCGTCTTGCCGGCGATGTCGATTTGCCGCGCCTGATGCCACACCCCGCCCGGCTCACGGAGGTCTACCGCCATCGTCACGCCTGTCGGGTTGGTGTCGCCGTCGTCGTTGACCGCCAGCAGCCCCCGCACCGACACCGTCACCCGCACCGCCGTGGCGTCCAGATTGTCGATGCTGCGCACGATGCCGTCGCCGGCCTTCACCTCGACGCCGACCGCGTATTCCGTCTCGATCTCGTCAAAGCCGGCCATCGGCGCTTGCGCCGCCGTGCCGACCCGATGTTCCACCCGCACGCGCTCGAAGTTGCGCGCGCCGTTGCGGTCCTGCAGCGGCACCCCGCCAAAGAAAACGGACTGGTCGCCATCGACCAGTCCGCCCATTTCTCCCAGCCCCACCAGCATCAGCACCCTGGCCGTCGCCAGCGACTGCAGCGTGTCCGACGCCTCCACCGGCCGGCGCGGCTCTTTCTGGCCGCCGCCGGCGCCCCTGATGTCCCTATCCATTTACCGCATGTCCTCCACGCTGATGCCCGCCGAAATGATGATGCCGCCCGCGCGATGCCGGCCCCAGCCCCAGGGCGCGGGCATGCCCTGCGCGCTGCTATTGGCCGCGCCGTTGAACAGATAGGACGCCTTGCCCTGCTGCTGCTCGCTCTGCGACTGGTCCAGGCGCGGAACCGGCGTCAGCATCATCATGGCCCCCGACAACATCAGGCCGACGCCCACCGCCATCAACTGCGTGCCGCCAAACGCCCAGGCAATCGCGCCCACCACGATCAGCACCCCGCCCAATACCTGATTGCCACTGGCCCCGACCACCTCCGGCATGATCAGGATGTCGCCGCTGGAAACCAGCGTCAGTTCCTGCTCGCAAACCGTCCTGTCGGCCACCGTCACCCGAAACGCCATGCCCTGTTCGTCCAGGGCGCGCAGCGCGTTGTTGAAGCCCGGATACAGCGCATTGAGCGCCGGCACCACCTCCGCCGCCGACGACACCGCCAATTCATGCGCCTGGCCGTACTGCTCGCCCAGGACGCCGCCCAGGCGGATCATCCGCAAAATGCTATTGCTCATTTCCGATACCTCGCCCGTCTGACGGTCGCCCGTTGCCAATACCCGCCGTAAATGTGCGTTTCCGACTGCCGGTCCCGCAGGTGATGCAGGATGCGGCCGTCGCCCAGCCATAGCGCCGTGTGATTCGGCAGCGCGCCCTGTATCTGCATCAGCAGCACGTCGCCGGCCTGCGGCGCGTCGTCCACCCATTCGAAGCCCGCCGACTCGGCCGCCGTAGTGAACAGGTCCAGCCCCCGGCTCCACCAGCCGTCCCGCTCCGCGCCCGGCGGACGCGGCAGCGACACGCCGCGCTCGCGCCTATACCAATCCCGCACCAGTTCCCAGCAGTCAAACACGCCATAGCAGTACGGCCGGCCCAAGTAGTCCGCCTGATGGCCGCACGGCTCGATATAGCGGTAATCGCCGCCGGGATGGCTGACGATGTGCCAGGGCAGGCGCGTGCGCTCGCACATCGCCCTATCCGCCGGGCTAGGCTCGGCCGGCGCGTTCGGGTGGCTGTGCCAGATGCCGACCACCCGGCCCAGCTGCTCGGCGGCCGCATGGTCCACCGGGTCAATCCTGAATTGCCGCGCCGGCTCGTCGGCCAGGTTGCGGCAGGGGTAGACCCGGCCCGAATCCAGCACCACGCCGCAGGCTTCCAGGTCGCCGGCCGCCGCCGCGTAGGCCAGCATCGCGGCGATTTGCTCGGTTGTTGCTGTCATTGCATTGCCCATAAAAAAAGACCGCCGCAGCGATCACTTTTATTCCATCTGGTTGACTACCCCCGCGCCATCAAATGACAATGGGAATCCCAAGGTATTACGAACACAGGTCTATCTCTTATGAAGAAATTTCTGATTGCCTCTTTATGCTTGCTGACGTCTTCCGCCTTTGCCGCGACTTGGGACGCCACTTACTACAATGTCAAAGCCGGTCAATTCATGATTGACAGCGACAGCGTCACCGAAACCGGCGGCGGCACCACCAAGCTTTGGACGCTTTTTGCGCCGTCCATTCCATTTGACCAACTGGGCGAGGGCTACGCTTACCGGATGGTCCTGCATAGCATTAACTGCAAGGAACGCACCGCAGCCGTTACCAAGACCATTTATTACGACTCGGACGAAATTGCACATGATGCCGAAGTCGCCGACAAAAGCTATCAGGAAATTGTGCCAGGCGGCGAGAGTGACTACCTTTGGAAATACGCCTGCCAGCCGGAATCACGCAAAGACCTCAGCATGAAAGTTGGCGGCACGAAAGCGTTTTTGGCGGAACAAGCCCACCAGACAAAACTCAACGAAATACAATTCAAGCAGAAGCCGTAACCCTCCCTCTAACTGTATCGCCTCATCCCAGGGCAGCCGCCGTAGTTGGCCAGATTGGCCCGACAGCGGCAGCTGCTTAGCCGCTTGCCGCACTTGTCCAGCCGCTTGTCCATCACCGGCCTATCGTTGGCATCGAACATCGCTTCCCCCTGATAGCCGCAATGCGGACCACGGTAAACCACATGCGCCGGGCAATAGCGCGTCACCAGCACGCCCGGAGCGCGCTTGCCGGCCAGGTCCAGCCGGCTGCGCAACTCAAACGTCAGCACGTCGCCGTTGTCGGCCTCGCGCCGGTTAATCAGCCAGATTTCTTCCGGGTGCATTTCCGGGAAGGCCGCCAGCTCGCCGCCAGCGCAAAACTTGGCATGCGTCAGCCGCCGGACCACTTCCCAGCCGACCAGCCCTTGATGCTGCATCACCAGCGCCGTGAAGATGCCGCGCATCGGCCTGCCATCCGGCAGCATGCCAATATTGCTGACCGACAGCCGCGGCCGTGGCGCGCCTTTGTTGCTGCTTTCAAAGCCGGTGGCCTCGATGGCCCACGGCTCATAGGTCAGCCCCTGAAACGTCACTGCCTGGCCGTTGCCGCTGGCGGTAAAGCGCAGCGGCTGCATTGTCTCGCCGGCCGGCGGCCGTATCTCGAACAACTGCACCAGGGCGTCAGGCACCAGGCGCTGTTTTTCTGCGTGAATCTCTCCCATCACTCCCCCGGATCAAATACCTGTTCAAATGCCGCGCTCACCACCTCATCCCCGGCGGCCAGATAGGAACGGTCCCATTCCTCGCAACGCACCTTGCAGCGCGCCGCGCCCGGATAGGCGAACCAGAACCAGCGCGCACCGGCATGGCGCATGAGAAACGCCTCGATGGCGTCGCACATCGCCGCATCCCCCGCGAACGACAGCTTGCGGCTGCGCGGCATGGTATTGATGCCGCCCGGCACGCGCTGCACATAGCCATCACCGAACTTGGCCTCTCGCACTCGCGCCCGGATCGACGATGAGCCGCCAAACAGCGGCGTCCAGCCGAAAGTTTCCGCCGCCATGCCTACCCCCTCACAAAGTTGTAAATGTCACCGTCCGGCCTCATGGCGCTGGCCAGCTTGTTGTCTATCACCCGCTCCACCAGCACCAGAATTTCACGCTCGCCGCCCGCGCCCTGCCGCTCCTCGGTCCTGGCCGCCGTTCCCGGAGCCAGGTTGTTGACCACCACCTTGACCGGCTGGGCCGGCGTGGCGGGCGCGCTCTGTGCCGCATTGACGCGGGTCAGAAAGTCCTTCAAGTCACCATTCGTGCGTCTATCGACTACCCGCTCGCCCTTGTCCAGCAACCACGTCCCTTCACGCGGCACATTGTCGATGCCGTCATGCGCCATGCCCGACAAGTTCGTGCTGGCTATCGTGGACACCAGGCCGGCCGTGGCCGACACCACCGACGACATCGCGCCGATGTTCGCCGGCCAGGGCGCAGATGCGGCGGCCGTAGCGATGGCCTGCTGAATCTTGATGACGGAATCGGCAATCGCAAACGCTTTGCTCATGGCGAACATGGCCTTGTAGATGCCGCTGTTTTTGCCCTTGAAGGTGGCCGCCAGGCCGGCCAGGCCGTCAAACAGCTGGCTGGAACTCGACAGCATCGCGGACGCGCGGTTGCGCTCCATGTTCATCAGGTCCAGATTCAGCTGCTCTTGATTGCGGCGGATGTAGTCGGCCCGCTCGGTTTCGGTCAGCGTGGTGGCGTCCATAATCAGCTGGTGGCGGCGGTCGTACTGGTCGCGCAGTTGCTGTTCTTCGGACTGCAGGCCGATGCCCTGGCGCTCGCTGCTGCGCAGGGCGTCCACCGCCCGCGCATTGTGCTGAACCTCCTGCTGGCCAAATTGCTGCTTCTCCTCATCGGAGAAAGCGCGGTTGTATTGGATGTCCAGCATGTTGTCGTGATGCTCGCGCTGCAGGCGCTGCGCCGCGTTGTCGTATTTGCCGCCGCGCAGCTGCTTGGCCACATCGCGCTGATGCGCCTCATCCTGCTCGACATCGCGGTTTAGCTCATCCAGGAACTTCTTGTTTTCCGCGCGCACCTGGCGGGTGGCGTCCAGCTCGGCCGCCAGCGCCAGCAAGCGCGCCTGGCTGGCGGCGCTCCAGCCGGCATACTTGCCTTCCGCAATTTCATAGCGAGCGCGCTCGACGGCTGACAGCTTTTCCACGCCCATGATTTCGCGCTGCATCGCATCGATGGCGGCATCCTCGCGCCGGCCCTGCGCGCCGGCCCGCTTGCGCTCGGCCGCCTGCTTCTTGTCGAAGTCGTCGCGCAGCTTGCTCACTGCAGTTTGATGCGCGCGCTCCGCCGCCAGATAAGCCGCGCTGCCTTTCTCCAAACCGACCACGGCCCCTTTGAACGCCTCCTCTTCCTTCCTGACCTTCTTGTCGAACTCCTCACGGTCATTCAGGCGGGAATCGTCGTCCGCGTACTTCTTCGCGCGGGCCTCGGCATCCTTGCGCGCCGCCGCCTTGGCTTCCGCAGCCTTGGCCCCGGCGGCGGCATCAGTTGTCGCCGCCTTGGCGCGCTTCTCCAACTCGGCCAGTTCCGACCGCATCGCAGCCAGGCCCGCTTGCTTTTGCGCCAGCGTCTGCGAAAACGAATACTCATACAGACCCGCCTGCCCCTCCTTGATACGCTCTTTCAGCTGGGCCATTCGGGCGTTGTCGCTTTGCGCGTCGTAGCGCAAAGCATTCACCGGATTCAGAAAGCGCATCACCGCGCCGCCGCCGGCCATCGTCTGCCCCCAGAATCCTGAACCCTCTTTGCGCGCCCGCCGCATCGACTCGGACACGTCGTCAAATGCGTCCGTCAGGATGGCCAGCTGGCCGGCAATGAAAGAGGCAATGCCCGATTGCGCCACCTCGGTTTTCATCGCCTCCCACGAGTTGACGAAATTGGCGCTGGCCTTTTGCGTCTCGCCGCCAAAGGCCGCCGCGTCCGCGCTCATGCGCTTCAGCTCGGCGGCGAATTTGGGCAGGAAGTCGGCGGCCAGCAGCTGGCCAGACTCCAACATCTTGCTGAATTCGCCTGTCGTCACGCCCAGGGCGCGCGCCGCCGCCTGCGTCGCCACCGGCAGATGCTCGGCCAGCTGGCCGCGAAACTCTTCGGCCGACACGACACCCTTAGCCGACATTTGCACCAGGGCGAGCATCGCGCCCTGCGCCGTCTCCGCCGACAGACCGAATGCGCTGGCGGCCGTAGACAGCGAATCGAACACCTGGCGCGCATACGGCGCAAGCGGCGTGCCTTTCACCGCGCCGGCAAACTGCGCATAGGACGCGGACGCTTGCGCGAAGTCCAGGCCCAGCCCCGACGCCTGCCGCCTCAACCACTCGATATCCGACGCAATCGCCCGCACGTCGCCGCCGTTGGCATAGAACAGCGACTTTTGCAGCCGCTCGCTGGCAATCTGCGCTTGGTTCAGCGCCGCCGCCACCGACACCACGCCATCTTTCACCGCCGATAGCGCAAAGCCGCCCGCAATCGCCGCCCCGGCCCTGGCCAGCATGCCGGCGCTGCCGGCCGCGTCTTCCAGCGCCTTGGCCCCGCGCTTGGCGTCGCGTTCCACGGTATCCATTGCATCGCTGACGACTCGCTTGGTCGCCGCCATGTCGCCTTGCAGCTGGGCGACTCGCGCTTCCAGATTGATTACCAGCGAACCTACATTTTGCGCAGCCACGTCACGCCCCTTTCTTCGCCATCAAGCGCAGCGCCTCTTGTTCCATATCCTGCAGGCAATCGAACACCTCCGCCCGCTGCGTCGCCGGCAGGCCGACCCGCCTTTCCACCACCGGCAGCACCGCATAGTCCAGCCCATACGGCCCAGCCGGGCCGACTCGCCATTGCGTTTGCATCGCCTGCCACAGCCGCCAGGCCGGCAGCGCGTCAGGCAGCAATGCGAACGCCTCCACGCCGCACCGGGCCGGCAACATCGCGTCCGCTTGTTCCAGCGGCACGCCGGCCGCCAGCAGCGCTTGCCGATCCTCCGACCGGGTGGCGGCGCGCTCGCCAAACTGCCAGCGCACCGCCTCAATCAGTTTTTTCGGACGGCACCGAAGCGCAGTTCATGGACGGCCTGTTGCAGCGCGGCGTTGACCTGCGGCCCGTCCACCGACAGCAAGGCCGCCTCAAGCGCCGCCTGCGACAACGGCAGCGCCTGGCCCGCCTCATCCGTCACCCCGTCCCATGCCGTGAACACTTCGGCGTAAAGGCGCGCGTTTTGGCGGTAAACCTCGGACAGTTCGCCCGCGCCGGCCTCGCCTGCGTATTTGGCGAACAGGGCATCCCAGCCAGGCTGCGACAGCAGGCGGCCCGTCAACTGGATGGAGACTTTGTTTTCCGCGCCGGACTCGGTGCGGGTCAGGATTTCAGCCGGCACGCGCACCGTGCCGCTATTGGCGATCTTGAACATGGGTTTCCTTATCGAACCGTGATTTTGATTTCGTCGTCGCCATTGGTAGGCAACAGGGCGAGCGGCAGCGTGGTCATGCTGATGTTGTCGCTGTCGCCATAGTCGGCGCTGCCGATGCTGACAGTGGCGTCAATCTGGATGATGTTGCCCGCCGTCTTGCCATGCACCAGGGCGAGCGCGCCGCGCTCTGCGGTGCGCGCCAGCGCGAACCAGTCTTTTTCCGCCACCCGCGTCGATTCGATTTGAGCCGACCCGCTGGGCTTGCGGCCGGTAATCAGCACGCTTTCCACACCGCCCGGCAGGCTGCGATGCTTGACCTCGTTGGCCATGTCCAGCGACAGGCTCTGCACCGCCGGGCTATAGCCATACAGCGAGAAGCTGGCCACGTTCGCCGCGTCAAACGGCATCGGCGTCTGAAACGGCGTCAGCTTCAGCGCCGGCGCGGGCGCATCGACAATGCCGCCATGCACGCCGGTAAACACGAATTTCATTTTCGGGAACGCCTTGTTTTGCAGATCCAGCGATACCGTCCCACGGGCGCCCAACAGCTTATGCTGCACGCCGTCCAGGTTGTAATAGAGGGTCAGCGACTCATGCCCACCCGAAACCGGCGCATAGCTCGCGCTAGCGTCCTTGGCGACGGTTTCCGCAAACCCGCAGCCCCTCAGCAGCACGCCCCAGGCTGGGACGGCACCAGGCGCGCCCGCGCCGGCCAGCTCGACCTCGAATTCCGCTTTCATGCGCACGCCGGTAACAACCGACTCCGCATTGCCGAAGTAAGGCCGGACCACATTGCGTTCCGCCTTATCGCTATCCAGCGGCGTCACCTTGGGGCTGGCCACCAGAATCGCATTCGCCGCGCCAGTCGGCACCGCGTCCACGCCTTCTTTCGCTTCCACCTTGGCAATGATCGCCACCCGCTTACTGTTCAATGCCATCATTTCTCCCAGGCACAAAAATGGCCCGCCGCAGCGAGCCGAACAATTTCCAACCAGTACCGCTTGGAAATTCCTACATCTCCCCTTCCCTGCGCCGGTAGGTCAGCAGGTACTGCGCACGGCAGACGCCCAGGGCGGGGTTTTCCTCGTCATAGCCCCAATCCACCACGCCCGATTGCAGGTCCATCACTCCCGGCGAGGCATGCAATACACCATGCACCACAGCCAGAACGCCATTACATGCCGCATGCGGCACGTCTCCATCTGCCCGAATTTCCAGCTCGACCGACAATTGCCGATACTCATAGCCGACCGGACTACCCGCCAGCGGCACGTCCTGCAGCTGGTGCAGCACGATTGCCGGAAATTCGCCAAAGCTGTAACCCTTCTCGACATCGCGGCTGACCCGATCCCCGGCAGGCGTTGCATTCAGCAGCGCCAGCTCCAGGCCATGCATCAAACCTTCAATCTTGCTCATGCTTCCTTCCAGTGAAAGCGCCAGGTCATCGCCACCATATGCGGCGCGCCTTGCCCCGCATCTTGTGACGACTCCTCCACCGCGCCATAAACCTGAAAACCAGCCGCCTCGCCTTGCCAGCGCGCCAGCCGTTGCCGCACCACCCCCGCCACCGCATGGGCGGCGTCATAGTCTGGCGCGACTATAGACAACTGCACCTGGCTGCGAACGCGGCCAGATGCGCGGCGCGCTACCCGCCCCCGCGTTTCGCCAATCAGCTCATAGGCGACCGCCGGCAATGTCGGCTCGTCGGGCAACTCCACCGGATACACCCGGTCGCCGATCAGAGCCGCCACCTCGGGCGCGGCCAGCAGTTCGACCAACACCGCGCCGATCATCGCGTCAACTCCCCGCTTTGCAGCGACGCGCGGACCTCGTCCGCCACGATCCCGACTGCACCCGGCAGCTTTTCAGCCGCAGGGCGCATAAACGGATAGGGCCGGACAAATTGCCCGGCCCCCTTCAGAACCTCCCGTGTCGCCGTCCGCCGCCTCTCGCCGCCTGCGATTTTTTGGCCTCGCCCTCGCTTGACGTGGCCATACTCCAGAAAGCGGCCATACCACGCCCGCGAACGCAGCCCGACCTTGTAGGCAATTGCGCCGCGCTGGCCGCTGCCGCGCGAACTGGCAATCACGATGGACTTAGCCAGCAGGCCAGATCGACGGCGCACCAGCCGGCGGGCCTCGTCGCGCACAGGCACCGCCCCCTTGCGCAGCCCTCGGCGCAAAATCTTGCGCTGCAGGTTGCGCGGCACTGCGTCCAGCTGGCGCAGGATGTTATCCATCCCGATCACATCAGCCGTTGCCATCGCTCGTCTCCAGCATCAGCACCAAGAAACCAGGCTCCCCAGGCTGCACCGTCTTTACCTTGAACGGCTGGCCATTCACCAGGGCGCGCCAACCATGCGCCACCTCTCGGCGGCGGATGGTTGCCCGGACACTGCACCCGGTTTGCTCCGCCAGCGCCGCCGTATACGTCCGCGCGCCCAGGTATTCGACGCGGGCGTGTATCCGCTTGCGCTCGCTCCAGCCGCTGACCTCCTGACCGGACGGCCGGCGAGTCTTCACCGGCCAACTCAACCAGATGCGATCCTTCATCATGCTGGCATTCAACGGTAAACCCTCCAGGGATCAAGCAAGCCATCCACAAACGTGCGCGGCATGGCCTGCAACGGCTGACCCGCAGCCACGGCTTCGCGCTGGGCATAGGCCGTCGCCACGCGCAGCAATACCCAATGACGAACGCTCTCGGGCACGTCCGCGGCCGTTTTCCAAACCTCGCCCAGCAGCGGCCGGCCGATCTCATGCGCCGCCAGCCCCTCCGCTGCCAGCACATACAGCCACAACAGCGGGTCATCGTCCGTCAAATCGGCATCAATGCGGCATTGCAGCCGCACAGTGGCCAGATCATCAAACAAGGCGCTGTTCATTGCCCTTACTCGCCAGCTTGAGACACAGCGCCATCCGCCGCGATACGGCGACCGCCGGACGCCAATGCAGCGGCCACCGCATCCGGGTTAGCATCCAGCCCGCAATCACCTTCCAGGGCCGATTCCGGCACCATCAGCACGTCATTGACCTGCACTCGCACGCCATCCAGTTCGCCACCGCTCAACACACCGCTATACAGCACGCGAGCCTCAACCATTTTTACATCCGGCTTCTTTGCCGCCATAACATCCCCTTTGGAAAAAGAAAGCCCCCGAAGGGGCGCAAATCAGCTTGCCGAATTCTGGTAAGCCTTGATGGCTCCGCCGATGTCCACCATGTCGCCATCGGTGCGCAGGATCGAATGGAAGCCCACTAGGCCACGTTCGTTGTAATTGGAATCGGTATTGCGGTACAGCGTCGCGCCCATCACATCGCGGATCAGATATTTCTTGAAGTCGCCGAACAAAATCGACTTGGCATTGGCCGCCATCGTCGGCATGTGCTGGTTGATCTGGTAGCCGTAGTTCAGGATGGTATCCGGCGCATTGACCGCCAGGCCCGGCAGCCACAACGGCCGGCCGGTCGCATCCTTCAACTGCTTCAGCTTGCGCAACGTGCCGTCATGGAACATCCACTTGGCGGCAGCTCGGTATACCGGATCGACGCTATGCTCCAAGTCGATCAGATCCTCCAGCGTCACCGTCGCCACCTGGCCAGTCGCGGCGGCCTTGCCCACTGATGCAGCGGTCACAACGCCGCGTGGTTGCTTATCGCCCGCGCCCACCGTGAAATGGCGATTGGTGACGCGGCCCAGGCGCTGGCCCAGCAACGCGACGATGTACGCCTCAATATCGAACTCGCTGTCTTGCAGCAGTTCCAGCGACACCGCGACAGCTTTGGACGTGTACTTGAACGCTCCCATGTCAGTCGTGCCAAATTTGGTTTCACTGGACGGCGTCAGCTGCGTTTCACCCAGGATTTCGCCTTCTTCCTGCGTGGAGTCCGTCACCACGAAATCCAGCTGATTGCCGCTCGCCGTTTTCAGCACAGTGGACACATCGCGCACGCCGCCGACCAAAGCCATGGCCGCCTGAATCGAACTGAACATTTCGCGGGTCACGGTATAGCCGCCGCCGGCCGGCGTGCCGACCGTCTGCGCATTCTGAATGCGGCCAGAACTGACGAGGTTTTGAATACCTTGCTGGCCGTCGCGCAGGAAGGCCACCAGCAGTTCACGGCGCAGCTCTGCCGCGTTCTCGGTGGACACGTTGCGGAATTGGGCAGTCTGCTCGTCGGTAGCGGCGATGCCCTCCTGAACGCGCAATGCGGCCTCAATGGCGCTGATCTGGTTGTCGATCTGCCCGACCTCGGTTTTCATATTCTCGAACTCGGCCTGGCGGTCCGCGTCCCACGCGCCTTCTTTCTCCACCAGGGCTTTCATCTTGTTGGCGATGTTGACGCGCTTGTCGCGCAGTGCTTGGATAGACATTGTTTTCCTTAGAATGAAAAAAACCCGCTCAAGGCAGGCTTAAAGATTGGAGTCGCGCGGACGTTCGTCAGCGACTAAGCGAAATCAGGTCCAACACTCGGCGGGCGCGTTCCCGCTGTTCCGCGCCATCAGGCGGCGCGGCGACTTCCGGCACAACTTCATTGCGAATCGGCGCGGACATCAGCGCTTGCGGCGCATTGCGGCAACCGGAAAAGTCCCAGGCGCTGTTATCAACGCTTTGGCCGGTCACGATGGCGTCAATCAAGCCGGCGGCCTTGGCTTCCTCAGCGGTAAACCACGTCTCCGCCGCCATCCAGGCCCGGACCTGTTGTTCGTCCTGGCCAGTCTTGCGCACGTAATCGGCGACGATGGTGTTATCCACCTTGTCCAGCAAATCCGCCGTCTCGCGCAAATCCGCCGCATTGCCCCATGCCCCGGTCCCGGCCTGATGGATCATGAAGAACGCGCCGTCCGCCATGCGGATTTCGTGGCAGTTCACTGCGATGAAGGTCACGGCGCTGGCGGCCAAGCCGTCCACATGCGCAATCACCTTGGCCCCACTGCCTCGCAGGGCCGCAACGATGGCGCGCGCACCGAACACGTCGCCGCCGGGACTATTGATGCGAAGATGGATGGTTTCGGCCGTCAGCGCCGCGACCTCTTTACAGAAATCACCAGCATTGATGCCCCACCAATCATCCAGCGCATCATAAAGCCAGAGCGTGGCCTCACTCCCCGCTGTCTCCGCCCTGATCTTGGCCGGCCCCGTCCGGTTCTTCGGACGGATCAGCAGTTTTTGCATCGGCATTCTGTTTTTCTCCTGCGATTCGAATCATGTCTCCGCCCGGAACAGGCGGCAGGTTTTTGCGGCGGCGGACTTCGTTAATGGTCATCCAACCTTGCGAGCCGGGACCGCCCAGCGCTTTGCCGAAGTATTCGGCCTGCATCTTGCTATCGCCTTCCTGCAAGGCATCCAGCATGAATTCGCAGTGAATGCCCATTTCCGGCCCGAATAGCTTGCGGTTTAGTTCCTGCTGGATGGCCTCTAGGTGGCGTTTTAGCGTGAACTTGATAAAGCCCAGCGTCATCGACTCAATACCGCTGCCCCAACTGGTAGACTTGTCCGTTGCCCCGATCATGTGCGGCAAGACGCCAAACATGCGCGCGACCTCAACCACGCTGAATTGCCGGGCCTCCAACAGCTGCATATCGACCGGACTCATGCGCAGACGGTCAAGCTTGAACTCCCCGCTCAACACCATCGGCCGACGCGCATTGCCTAGGCCGCCATAGCGTCGCTCAACCTCATTGCGCAAGTCGTCCTTCTGTTCGGGACTGAGCTTTGCAGCCGTCGAAAGCAGCAAATCGCTATGATTGCCCTGCCCAAGACTGCGCTCGCCGAATTCGTCTTGCGCCAACGCTAGACCGACGACCGAGCGGCCGGCATAGTGCCGAATAGGCGACAGGCTCCGCAGTCCATCGAACCCCAGCCCGGCGATGTGCAACACATCATCTTCATGCAGAGCCTTCACCGTTCCATCCGGCAACCAAAGCGTGTAACAGCGCCAGCCCCCGGCCATCCGCTGCACATCAACGCATCGCGGGTTAACTGGCTGAACCGCGATCACCTGTCCGCGCCGATCTCGTCGCAACCAGGCGTAAGCGTCCCCATCCAGCAAGCGGGATTCCATCAAAAATTCCCACATCGCGGCACTGGTGTACTCGTTGGTCGCGGACTGGTTGAACAGCCACCAATACGGATGATCGACACGCGATTGCACTTCCCCGCCTCGGCGGTAAAAGTGAACCGGCAATGTCGATACGATCCCGGCCAGCAGTTGCACGCAGGCATAAACCGCGCCCTGGCGCATCGCCGTTGTCTCGTTGACCATCACCCCGGCCCGCGTCACCGTGGCCAAATCGCCAAACAGCTCGCCGGCATTGCTAACCACCGGCTCTTGCCGTGGCGGCGGCGCAGGACCGCCAAATATTCGTTCGAAGAACCCCATTTACAAAATCTCCAGATGCGCCGATTCGTCCATATGGGTCATTGCCCGCGTGGCCGCGCTGCATATCGCCACTATCGGATCAATGCGCCCTTGCGAGCGCTTCTTGTCCGGCTTGATGTTCTCGTTGCTGTCGATCATCAAAGTGACATTGCCCGCGCACCAACGCAGCAGCGGATTACCCCCATGCCTTAGCCGCTTGCCGTAAACCAGGCGCTCAACCTGCTTCGCGCCTGGCGATAGGCCTGCGAAGTTCTGCCCCAACTTGACCATTGGAATGTCCTTTTCCAGCAGCTGGTTGGCCAAGTGCGTACAGTTCCAGGCATCAAAAGCAATCTCTTGCACCTCGAAATCCTGGCATGCCTGTTCGATCACCTCCCGCACTGGCTCGTAATCGGTAACGTCCCCCCCCGTCACCGTCAGCCAGCCACGCCGCGCCCACGCCTTGTAATCCGACCCCGAGTCCTGCTCGGCCGCGTCCAGCTTGGCCTGCGGCACCCAAGCCCACACCAACACATACCAATCGCCATCGTCGTCGCCATCAGGCGGAGGGAATAGCAGCACAAACGCGGTAATGTCTCGCGTGCTGGCCAGGTCAAGCCCGCCAAAGCAGCGCCGGCCCTTGAGCATTTCCGGGTCAAACTTTTTGCCGCCCTTGTCCCATACCGTCATGTCGAACCACGACAGCGCATCCCCGACAAAGACGTTCAAATCTTTGGTCAGAAAGTTATGCCGCGCGCTGGGCATGACTTTGGCCTTAGTCGCCTGCGCCTTCATGTACTCGTAGGTTTTGGCCTTGCCAAGCGCCGGGTTGGCCTTGGGCCAATTGGCCGGGTCAAACGGATCGTCGCCATCGTCTATCGAGTAGATAACGCCGAAGAAGCTGTCATCCTCGACTTCGCCGCGCAGCACCCGCACCAGATACGTGCGGATTTCCATGCAGATGCCGTCGAGGATGAAGCCGGCCGTGGTGATGGCGTTGATGACCGGCTGCGACCGCGCGCCCAGGGCCGATTCCATCACGTCCCACACTTCCCGCGTCTTATGGGCGTGCAGCTCATCGACCAAACAAGCATATGGGTTCAAGCCGTCCAGGCTCTCGGCGTTCGCCGGCAAGGGCTTGTAGACCGACTCGCCCAGGACCATTTTTTCTTGGTTTGCGCCGTCATAGACCCGGATCGACCGCGCCAGCCCCGGCGAACGCTTACGCCAGCGCTTCACGTTGTCGAATGCCGGCTTGAACACCGACATGGCTTGTTCGCGCGTGGTGGCGATGGAATAAACTTCCGCGCCGCCCTCTCCATCCATCATCCACAGATAAGCACCAATCGGCCCCCACCATGTCGATTTGCCGTTTTTACGTGCAACTTCTTCGTAGCCCGTGCGAAACCGCCGCAAACCATCCGCGCGCCGCCAGCCCAAAAAAAGTGCCGTCCAGAACATTTGCCAACCATCCAGCAGCAGCGGCTGACCGGCCAACGGGCCTTTAATGTGGACAAAATTGTTATGGATGAAATCGATGCAGTGCCAGGCATGCGCCGGGCTAAAAAAAAGGCCGCGTTTAGCGGCCTGTTGCAAATCCCTGTAATGTCGTTCGACCGCTAGCATTGCCAGCTGGCCGACGACGACTTCCCCCCGCAGGACCGGCACCCCATAAGAGCGGTCCCACTCTTGCCATTCTGCTTCCGGCGGGATTAGCCGGATGCGGCTGACGGGTGGCTTCTTCCGTGGTTTAGCAGCTCGTCGAACAGATCGTCCTGCGGCGCTTTGTCGCCCAGCTTGGCCTTGACTGCCGCCACCGACGGAAGCGTCAATGACGTTTCCGGTAGCCATTTGAGCAATTCCAGTTTCAAGTTCTTGACGACATAAAAAACCTGATGCGGCTGTTCATGCCCATTCGGCGTAACGATGAAGTAAGTTCCCCCGTTTTTTTCCTCAACCTCCGCCAGCTTGATTTCCGCGTCGATCCAACGCACATAGGTTTTTACGATGATGCTTATCGCTAAGCCCGCCGTCAGATGCTCAAGCCCTGCCTCGCGCAACTGCCGGCACACGTAGTCCCAGACCTTCCGCTCTCTCGGCGCAAGATTGGCCCCTGGCGGCGGGGGGGGACTGACAATCTCGCGCTTACCAACCCCTCCACCACCCAAATTTCCCCCACCGCCGTGAATCACCGTGAATGGCGGCGCTCTGTCGTCCATAGCGAGCCTCCAGGGCATTCGCCCATAAAAAAAGCCCCTGCTGCGCCAGATAACGCAGCAGAGGCCGTCTAATTTCACCCCCCCCCTGTTCAAAAACAGAGGCCATAAAAAACCGTGGCTAGGCACGCGGTCTTGGCCGCCCCCGGCCAGACTTTGACCCACCCCCTCCCCCTGGCCGACACGCGGCCGACCGATCAACGCCGCCTGTTGCCGAACCCACCATCTTCACGCGCGGTTTTCTTGTCGTGGCATCGCTTGGCCATCGGCATCCAGTTACCCGAATCCCAAAACAAAACCTGCGCCGCCCTGATTGCCTCAGCGTCCACTCCGTCCAATGCGTCTTTCAGCTTATGCGGGATGACGTGGTCCACCACCGTCGCCGGCTCAAGTCGGCCCAGCGTTCGACACTCTTCACACTCACACAGCGGGCGTTGACGCAGGAATGTTTCCCGCGCCTTAGCCCAGCGCGAACCATAACCACGGCTCGCCGCCGACCCGCGCCGCTGATCCACTTCGCGCCTCACCTCCCGGCGATGCGCTTCGCAGTAACCGCCGCCATCCCTCACCAACACTCGACACCCTCGCTGCCGACACGGCATAGGCGCAGACCTAGGCATTTCCTTTTCCCCAAAAAGAAACGCCCCGACCATCGGCCAGGGCAACTAATCACTATCCATCAAGCGACATCCAACGCCGCCACCTCCAAGGCAGCAATCCAACCATCAATGGCGGATTGCCTCCAGCCACGGGCACGCACACCCAAGTCGATAGCCTGCGGGAACGCACCCGCTTTCATCTGCGAGTAAATCCAGCTGCGCGACATGCCGGTTTTTCGCATCACCTCCGGCAGACGAATAATGCAATCCGAAATTGAAGGCATCGATGCCGGGGTAGCAAGAGCAGTCGGCTTTCGCCTCCTTTCGTCCTTGAACTCCACAAGATCATCGCGCCGGTAGACGCACTGGCGACCCTCTCGGCTAAAAAGTGGACCTTTCCCCATGCTCGCCCACTGATTCATGGTGAAAATGGAAACTCCCAGATACTCAGCAGCTTCCGGCCGGGTAAGAACTTGCCCAAAAGAATCGCTACTATTCGGAGTATTCATTTTCATATCGCCCACCCTCTACGCAGATGTAAAAAAACCCGCACACAATTGGCGCGGGCAAAGCAGCATCAAACAAAGCAAAACACTATCAAGCAAACCAGAATGCAAAAAGCCCAAGTCGTTAAACTTGGGCTTTAGACGCACCTATGGCTGGTGACGGGACGGATTATTTGTGAAATTTCCCCTTACGTCAAGCAGCAATTGGAAGCTCATCGCCAAAAACTTCATCAATCACAACTTCCAGAACCCCTTTCGCCACGACAAACCACGAGTCGATAAGCGGCTTCACAACCTCGATAAAGAATTTTTTCCCCGTCTGCGGCGAAGTGTCGAACAGCCTGGCAAACTCTCGCCAGCTCCCATCATCCGGCCGCATCCACTTCCGAACCAACCACGCGCCGGCCTCCGGTCCAAATCGTTCAAACGACTGCGGACACTCAGACCGCACAAAGGTACACAATTCCATCCAGGCAACCGGCCCTTGCCGGATATCTTCCGCATGAACTTGCGCCAGCATGGCGAATAGCTCACACGGCGGCAGCTGTATCAGAGCATCATTCAAGCGGTTAGCCTCAATACGGCCGGCCGCACTGAATCCATCCCGCCACCCCGCCGCGCCTGCGCCATATTGAACAGCGCCGACGCCGCCAGACTGCAAAAACTCAATTGCCCAGCGCACTACATTCACAACACTTACAGCCATTTCTTGAACTCCCCAAGTTTTCCAGCGGAGAATTCCCCTAGCCCAATCAAGTCGGGCTTTGTTTTGTCCCGCTATTTTACCACGCATCAGCGCTCAATTTTTCAAACGCCGCGCCCGGAAATCGTCCCAATAGCATTGCAGAGCGAGGGCGTTTTCATACATCCGACTCACCGCGCGCGGCCCCACGATATCAATCAGCCGCTCCTGTGTCTGATTACTGATAAACACCGTAGGCAATCCATCTGCCGACCGGGCATCAATTACCCTGTTCAAAATCCGCAGGCCATGGCCATTGGCGTCCAAAATATCCACCTCATCAATTATCAAAAGCGGATACTTCGCCAACCTGCGCAGTTCGGCATTCTCGCTGCGTCCCGGCTTGCCCCAGGTATCGCAAACCTCAATCCGCATCTGGTCAGACGTCACATAGCGCACCTCTAGGCCACAATGCGAAATCAAATTTAATGCGGCCGCGCTGGCCATGTGAGTCTTGCCGGTTCCCGTGCTGCCGACCATCACCACATTCCCGGCGGAGCGGTCCTTTCCAACCCTGGCCACCCAACCCTTAAACGCCTGCAACACCGCGACTTGCTCCGGGCAAACCTCCAGCAAATCGCGGAACTTCGCCTGCCGAAACTTGCCCGGCACCCCACAACCCCACAACACCGCCCGGCGCTGCTCGACTAGTCGGCTCGCGGCCTCCCGCTCCACATCGCACCGCAGGCACAGCGGCTCCCGGCCAGGCAAGACATCCGCCACAAACTCACCATGCGTAGCGCAATGGCCTGACACGCGCGCCAGCCCTCGCAGACTGGCCACTCGTGGGAAATACTGCAATGCATCACTCAATCCAACCACCTTCACCGCTATCCGCCACATCGCCCGAAACAGGCACCACTGCCCCCGGAACCGGCGCAGGAACATCTTTCCATGCCGGATCACGCCCGCCAGGTTTCCGCTCCCGCAGCCCACCGCGTACAGCACGCCCTGCAGACGGTTTTCCTTCCTCGCGGATTGACCGCAATACTTTCGACAGATACTTGACGGAGACAGCCTCACCCTGCGGGATATAGGCACGGCTGCGGTCAATTGCCTGGCGTAGCTGCAGAACCGTCACCCCTTCGCCTGCCCACTCCAGCACTGCCGGATTTGCGGCCCCACCCACTCTAACGCCCCACTGGTCAGCAGCAGCGGCCAGCAATGCCGCTGCGCTTTGCTGCTCGCTGGCTCCTCCCTCGCGCGCAGTATGTATATATCTATAAATCTCTGATATGTCCCCGTCAGACGGCCGGCTCAAGTCCGATTCATCACCAAGCAAGCCGGCGCTCATTCCTTTTCCATCAAGGCTTACGCTCGATTTAGCTTGCCCTGCTCCCCCACTCCCGTTCATGTCCTGTTCATCTACAACACGCACCAATAGCGGCAATTTCAGCACTAGCTTCTTCACCTCTTGCACGGCCGCCGCACGCTTTGCCAGCCCCACTCGTTCCAGCTCATCAAGCAGCGCATCAACCTGTTTCAAAGTCGGCCGCCAGGCCGGGCGCTTGCTGCCGCGCGGCGGCACGTACTGACAATTGATGCTCAATACCGTTCGGCTGACTGGATAGCCGCGCCCTACGATACCCGTGCGAATATCCGCACAAGGACGCAAGCCCGACACATACAAACGCATCGCCTCTAAGCTGCACTCCAGCAAGGCCGTCTGCTCTGCCTCTGACAGCAAAATCTTCACACTCCCCCCTTTCCCCCCACGGCGGCCAGCGCGGCCCCTCGCGGGTTTTCATGTCGATTCATTTGCAATGGCGGCAGCTTTGAATCCGCTGCCGGCCAGTTCTCCCTTACCGCCCGATCCACATTCCAGCGATGGCCGCTGCCATGCACCAGGCCCAGGCGCATCAACTCGCGCTGTCGTTCCTGCAGCGAAGGCAGCATCAGGACATACGCTGCATCAGCCGTCGCGTCCCCGCTCTCCATTTGCCACTGAATCATTCCGCCCCCGCTGCTCTAACGAACGCTTGAGAAATTCAATATATCGGCGGCGCAGCTCGGCCTTGCGCTCAGGACTAGCAGCCCTTGCATACCAGTCAAGGCGGGCCAACACCAAGCTACTCGCTTGACTCACTTACCACGCTCCAACAATCGGCTCACATGATTGATAGCATCCGCAAATGCCGCACTCCCCTCCTCAAGCTCTACCTTCGCGCGCATCAGCGCCGGCTGACTCATGCCATCAGCCAACAGGCTGAACGCAGACACCGCCTCGCCGGCCTCCTTAGCAGCGGCAGCTACCAACGCAGCATGAGTAGCATCGCCATCCACAGTCTTTACAAGCGCGACATCCAGACCAAGCGGCCTCAACCACTCAGTCATGCAGCTAAGGCGCAAGTCCATTGGCAATGCCCCCAAAATCACCGGCAGGAAGCTCGACGGCAACAGGTTCGCCGTCTTGGATTGGTCATCCAGCCAACGCCAGATTCTTTGCGCGTTAGTAGTCATGGCCCGCGACATGTCCGTCTCATCCCCCGCATAGCCCTTGAACTCGAAACGCGGCTGGCGGGTCGCGGATGATGCGTAGTAGCTGCTCACGATCCTATCCGCCACAACCTCACGAGTGGCTTTGTCGCGGTGCTCCCACTCCTCCAGCGCATCGCGCAACAGTCGCAAAATGGATTTGTGTGAATCAACATTCATGACACGCATGTTGTAGCTCTCTATATTTGGCGTAGCTGCCTGCCGAGACACCCCGGCAGAGCAGCTACACCCACGAAGAAAAAGCGCCGGAATACCGGCCAAGGCGTCCCGCACTGGAACTGCGGGACGGGGGAAATTTGCCCGCCTAACGGCTGGGCGCGACACAATCACGCGAGGGCGGCCAGATCAAATCAGAGTCGCGCCGCAACTCGCGCAAGGAACACGAAATGCCCAACTCAACAGCCACAGCCATTAACGAGTGACAGATAGCAGGATCAATAGAAGAACCACGCAGCCACTTGTAGACCCGCTGCTGGGACACGGGCGCGGCCTCGCTCGACAAGGCCTGCACCCGACTCGTCAACATCGCGGCCAATGAGGACTGGCCTCGCGCAGCCGCGACAATTTTTCCGAGGGTTTCGACATGGTGAGTATTCATGCCCCGCATGATACAACTACAGTTGTTATTGATCAACTAGAAAAGTTGTTTGATTGCCAACAACCGAAGTTGTACCTTGCCGACATGGGAAAGCCACTGGATGAAATGAACCAAGGCGAGCGCATCACGCATGCGCGCGAAAGCGTACGTCTGTCACAAAAGGACTTTGCGCAGGCGCTAGGACTCTCGCAGCAGGCCATCAGCAAGCTGGAGAGCGGGGATACTCGCAACCCCCAGGCCGCGACGATGCTGAAAATATCCAGACTGACAGGCCAATCATTGGAATGGCTGATTGAAGGCGGCTCACCAAGCGGCGATACACCCACATTGCCCACCAATCCCGACCTGTTACGGCTATTTTCCAGTCTGCAAACCGCGAGCCTATCCGCCAGCCTCAATGCGGAGGCAATACGCGGGCTAACGCTCCTAGTGCAAAACTTGCAGCCCACCCCGCCCACGGACGTTCAAGCGGAAACTGGCACGCAAGACGCCATTGCCGCCGCACTGCGGGACAAATTCAGCACCCCATAGAGCCACACCACATCCACCACGCACGCCGTGACCCGTTGATGATGCGGTTTGACATCACATGTCATTCCCGCCCGGAGTCAACACAGGGACAATCACGGCATGGACCCATTCCAGATACGGCGCAACAATCTCCACCTCCTGGCAAAGCAAAGGGGTGGCGTGGTGGCATTGGCCAACGCCCTGGAACGGGACTCATCCCAAATCAGCCGCTACCTCAACGCCGTTACAAAAATCGGCAACAAAATGGCCCGGCATGTCGAAACTACGCTGCTTCTCCCGCACGGCTGGCTAACTCAACTGCACAGCGACGCGCAACCTGATCACCCTCTGACACACGCCGTATGCACGTTCCTCAACAACTCGCCAGACCCCCGCATCGCGGCTATACTCCAGCAGCTACTAGAAGCATTAACCCCACCTGCTCCGTGATAAGCCTGCTCGACACTGATCGCCTACTAAATCCCCTACCCCACCACCATACCAGCACGTCCACCCATCATCGGGCATGTTTTATCCTTGATGAATACGACAAAGAAGTCATCGCCCACATCAAGGCATTTCCCGCTGAAAGCAAAGCACTGGCCAACGAAATCGCCGGACACTTGCTATACACCGCTGCCAATATCAACACCGCCCCGCGGGCGTGGGTAATCCTGCTCACCAGCCATGATCTAAGCCTCCTATTCCCCGATACCGATTGGGGCGAAAATCACACCTGGCCATGCTGGGCTACTCAGCACATTGAAGGCCTACCGATCAATAATGGCGCGGCCTGGACTTGGGCCGATCAACTAGCCGCCTGGAGCGACACCGCAGCATGCATTGCCATAGCCGAATGGCTATGGGAATCAGACGGGAACGCCGGCAATCTGATAAACATTGGAAATGGCGAGTTCGCCGCTATAGATTTTGCAGACATTCTAGGCGGCAGCAATTGGACTGCCGCCGAACTACTACAGAGCATCAATAATCGTGGCTACAACAAGCTATTGCATATAGCATGGGGGGGCATGCCATCAGTCAATCAAAGCCTGGCCGCACAACAGCATGCCAGCCAACACAATCACCTATTGAATCTGACCTGGCCCACGATCCGGCATTGGTGGCAATGCATGCTGAAAAAGAAGGAACTCACGGCAGCGCTGGAATTCATGAGGCAGCGCGCCGCTGCAAACTGGATGGGCAACCGACTATGAAGCCAGACAAAATCAGCCGAAAACTGCGCGAGGCCAACCCCGGAACCGCCCCACGACGGCACATACTCAGCGGGACAGGCCTATGGCTCTATTGGCAATGCCCCAGCGGGGAAACTCTGATGATTGGAGTAGCCGCAACATTTGACGGCACAACCTACCGTCGATTGACTGACCCTGCCGACACCTCCGACATCGTCAGCCAGCTATGGGGGGAAAACCAGGCCTGGCAACTCGGCAAATTGCTGGAAGCCACAGCCAACGCGCTCAGCAGTGGGGCGCCATTGCCCACAGGCATCAGCGCCCAGGCCATCCCCATCGTCAGAGGCGACAACCCGGCGGCGGTTTTGGACCGACTATGGCTAAGCGGCCCGGCAAATAGCATCCTGCATAAAAAAAAACCGCTCCAGCAGGAGCGGCATGATATTAGCGGCGAGGGCGAGAACAGCCCTTTAACGGAACGGGCATCACCGGAACAGAACAACCTCGACCGGTAGCCCTAGCCGCCGGCACAGGCGGCGGGAGCAGCTTTCTCACCCACCACGCCGGAACCTCAATACTTTCAGAAACCGATTTCATCAAACCCACCAGCCGTCACAATATGTCATAAATATTAACAAATTTTTAACAAATTCTGGAAACATAAAACCTGAACAAAAGTACAGGTCAATCAGCCGCCACGCGCAAAAAGTGCAGCCTTCATCTCCTCCCGGCCATACAAATCCGCATATTCACCAATCCGCCCCACCTCTCCCACCGGGACGCCATACCCCACCAGCGAATTAAAGCCCTCATGGTCGCCGGCCCTGATAGCAGCCATTAGCTTATCCACAAGCTCCGCCTCAGAATAAGGACAGGCCACCCGCGCCGCATTAGGAACAAGCCCATTCCCACAATGCTTGCACCTGCGCGCATCCATCCTGACCAGCTCACGGCATTCAGGACAGCGCACATGCGTCTCAGGCGTCGGCGTGGCCAGGTCGCGCCGACGACTAGGCAGCACCAATACAAACGCCACGCCGATCCAACTTAACAGCCACCACCAACCACTTCGGCCGCGCCCTCTTGCCGCCAGTCCCGCCAAAACCGCACCTGCCAACCACACAAACAGCACAGCTCACCCCCTCCGCAAACGCAGCAGCCAGACCACAGCCACATTACGCCAAAAAACCATTGAATTTCTTAAATGCATTGCCAAACGCAAGATGCTACCCGGAATAAATCAGCCCATCCAACAACAAAAGTTGTTGACATTCAAAAACCACAGTTGTACATTGCACAACAACAAAGGTTGTCATAAACAACAACCGTGATTGTTTTCTGATCTTTAACAATTTAAACCCACGCACAAAGCGACAACGACCCGCAGCGCCCCAACGCGGACGCTGCAAGACGTTGTCACGGCGTCACGTTCGAGCCAGCTGCACAAGCAGTCCCAATAGGCACCCGGAAGGCGTTACCGGACATCCAAGACACCACGACACGAACCAATAACGGAGAACGCATGCAATTACTCATTGAAGTAATCAAATACGTAGGCGCAGCACTCAGCGCGGCGCTCAGGATTGCCAGCAAATGAGCCTACGCCATTACATCGTTCAGCAGATGCACCGGCGCGACCAGCAGATGCGCGCCATCGTCACACCGACGCTGCCGCCCGAACTGGCCGCGCGCCAGAACCGCACCCGGCAACGCCTCAACGACCGCGCCGAGCGCTTCCACACTCGCAACGACACCGCCAACGGCTGGGATTAACCAGCCGTTTTTTTACCCCCATCCCGTTAGCAAACCATTAGCAAGCCGTTAGCGGTTTGTTAGCGGGAAATTAGCAAGCCGTTAGCAAACATGAGCACCCCAGACGCCGGCCAAGCCCTGGCCAACCTGCAGAACGGCCGCAAGGCGGCCCGCTTCCGCAGCCTACTGCCGCAGATCCTGGCGGCCATAGAGCGCGGAGCCAGCCATAGCCAAGTTGTAGCCGCGCTGGCCTCGTCTGGCCTGCAGATGAGCCTCAACGAGTTCCGCAACGCACTCCACCGCGAGCGCCACCGCAAACCAAAGAAGAAAGCCATCCATGCCCAGCAAACCCAAACCGCCCCGACAACCACGGCCACGCCACCCCGGCCCGGAGCAGGCCGCTTTGACTTCCGGCAATTCCGCGATCAACAACCCGAAGACTGGTGAACCCATGGCATACAACGACATCCACACGACATTGCAAGGCAAAGGCGGCGTAGGCAAATCCACGACCACCGCCATCATTGCCCAAGTCATTGCTTCCGCTTTCGGCGTTCAGCCGCTCAACATCGACACCGACCCGGTCAACAAGACGCTGATGCACTTTCCAGCCCTGCAGGCCAAGGGGCTGGAAATCCTCAACGCCGAAAACCAAATCGACGCCCGCCAGTTTGACCAGATGATCGAATGGCTACTGCAGCACGAAGGCCCGGCCGTTATCGACAATGGCGCGACCAGCTTCATTCCCGCCACGGGATACCTTGCAGAAACCGGCGCAATTGACGTGCTGAACGAGGCCGGCCGGCGCGTAGTGATACACACCGTCCTTGTCGGCGGACAGGCGATGAATGACACGCTCAGCGGCCTGAAAGCCCTATTGGCCAGCACCAGCGCGCCCATCGTGGTTTGGGAAAACGAGTTCTTTGGCCCGGTGGAACGCAACGGCAAGCGCTTCATGGATTCCAGCCTCTACAGCCAGAATGCCCACCGCATCGCCGGTATCGTCACCATGCGCCGCCGCAACCCCGACACCTTCGGCAAAGACATCGCCCAGCTGATTGCCAGCGGCCAGACCTTCGCGGAAGCGCTGACCAGCCCGGAATGGGGCGTGATGCCGAAACACCGCCTGAAAACGGTATGGGCCGACTACCTGCAGCAACTCACCCCGATTCTGACTGGAGCTACCGCATGAGCACGAACCCCATCACGACCAACCTGCAAACCGTCCGCGATGCATTGACTGACGTGCTGGCCGCAGAACGCCAGCTGCAAAAGACCAAAGAGGCCGCCCGAGAAAGAATCACCTCCGGCCTGAATGCCTACGGCGAAGCATGCAGCGCCGCGAACATGAAACATGATGATGTGATCGACATGGGCGACGGCCAAATTCTGACCATTAAAGAAGAGTGGTACGAGTTCATGGACCCCCTTGACGCCGTGAGGCTAGACAGCAAACCCGTCTCACTGGACCAGCTCAGCGAAGAGTTTGAAAGGGCGCGCGATGCAGGCCGCCCATAACTTCCGGCCGCTGGCCGGCCTCGCCAAACAGCTGGCCGCATGCCAGGCCGCCGCCGATCCGCTGCGCGGCCAAATGTCCGAGCGACAAGCGGCACTGCTCGACCGAATGGAACCGCGCCGGAAATACAAATTCGTTGAATTGCATGCGCTGGCGGGCAACCCCAAACAGGATCAAACCCGCAACGACATCGCCCGCCTGATGATGATTGGCGCGCTGCGCACCGAACGCGTCTACCACGCCAATGCCACCGCCACCTATTGGAGAAAATGAAATGGCAACTCTGCTTGCTCTGCTGTTCAGTAAAACCACCCTGGCGACCCTGACACATGGCGTCATCCATCCCAGCCACCCGCCGCGGCGCGGCCGCCGCTGCCGCCAGATCAGGGGGGCATGATGGACATCCTCGCCACCATCACCAGCCTGGCCGGCGCGATACACGACGCGCAAGAGCAGATCAAGCGCGACTGCGCCGAGTTCGTGGAGCTGCTCCATGACATCAACAACCACCCGCACTCAGTCGTCGAACGAGAAACCGTGTATTTGACCTCATCGCCGGGACCGTGCGCGCACATCAAGGCCATCGTCGCCGGCATTCGATTGAACGAACTGGACGAACTGGCCAAGCGCCGAGGGCTTCGCGCTCGCGCATCTGCATACAGCGAATCCACGACTGTCTACGTCTTCGGCCGCGGTGCCAACCTGCTGCAGCTGGACGGAGTGATGCACAGCTACCCACCCGCATGACGCCCGGCACCAGCGAACAGCTGGCAGCCGCCGCCCAGGACGCCCGCGCGCTGCCGTTTGACACGATTTTCGTCATTGGCGCCGCTGGCGACTGGCCACACCTCGCCGGCCAGCCGGTAACACGCCGCCGCAATGGCGGCTTTGCTTTCCCTGATGGCGTGTCAATGCTCCTCACCGACGCGCCAAACCATCAAACCATCATCGCCCAGGCTTGCGACCTGATTGCACCAGGTACGCAGGATCAGGGCATGCTCAATCTGGAAACGCCGTGAATACCATTTTTTTGCTGATGGCGCGCTACGAATCGCCAGCGGTTCCGCTGGACAAAGTGTGCGCTGACTACCTGAACCTCACCACCAAAAAGGCCCAGGAGATGGCCAGCCTCAACCGCCTACCTTTCCCCACGTTCCGCATGAACGATAGCCAGAAAGCGCCGCGCCTTGTCCACATCAACGACCTGGCCGACTACATCGACAAACAGCGAGCAGCCGCAGCAAGTAAATGGCTCCGCAGCCGGGGAGACGCAGCATGAGCTCGGCCCGTGAATCACTAATACGCAGAATGAAGAAAATTTCCAAACTCGCTCAGCAGGGGATAGGCGGCGAGAAAGAAAACGCGGCGGCGATGCTGGAGAACCTCATGCGCAAGCACAACATTTCTCTCGACGAGATCGACGAGCAAGACCCCGCCCAGCCACGGCAGTTGCAATTCAAGGGCGAGCTAGAAAGAAAGCTATTGACTCAGATTATCGGTTACGTGCTGAACACTAACGCTATCCAGCATTACAAGCGACCTCGCGTTAGATCGAAAATTGAAGTGGATCTGACTCCCGCACAATATGCAGAAGTCCTAGTCATGTTTTCAGTGTTGCGCGTAGCGCTGGCAGACGAGCTGTCCAAGGTTTTTTCTGCATTTGTCCACATCAACCGCCTCTATCCAGAATGCCCCAGCAACAAAAGCCAGGACGACGAAGAGCTTAGCCACTTGGAACAAATGCGCTTAAGACAAATCGGCCTGATGGCCATGGGCATGAACAAAACCCCCATTCATAAACAATTAGAAATGGGCGCATAAAATGGCTGTCATCCATGTTGTTAGCGTTAGCAGCGGCAAAGACAGCGTCGCCACCCTCAAGCTAGCCATAAACCGCGTGGGCCGCGAGAACATCCGGGCTATCTTCTGCGATACAGGCAACGAGCATGAGCTAGTGCATCAACACCTAGCCTATCTAGAAAGAACCCTCGACATTCACATAGACCGCCTGAGTGCGAACTTTGATGAGCAGATCGCCAACAAGCGTCAATTCATCGCCAGCGACAGGCGCACGCGCCGCGAGTACGACACACGGCCGGTATTCGATGCCGAAGGCAAGCCAGTACTAAAGCGCGACGGCCGGGGCAACCTTGTTACTCGCAAAGTGAAACGCGGCTCCATCACCGTACTTGAGCCGGTACAGAAAACCATCAAGGTCGGTGGCGGCCGGCGCGTGCGCTGGACCAATAAGGCCAAGCGGCGCGCGTTGGCAGCGCTTTATCCAACCGGAAACCCATTCCTTGACCTGTGCCTATGGAAAGGCAGATTCCCTAGCCGTAAAGCGCAGTTTTGCACCGAGGAGTTAAAGCGGAACATGGCCATTGCTTATCAAATTGACCTGATCGATTCGGGTTATCGCGTCATCAGTTGGCAAGGCGTGCGCCGCGACGAAAGCCTGAACCGGCGCGACGCCAAAAAGGCTGAACGGCTCGGGCCCAGCCTGTACGCCTTCCGCCCCCTCGTCGACTGGACCGCCCGCGATGTGTTCGACTTCTGCAGCCGCGAGGCAATAGAACCGAACCCACTGTATCTGCAAGGATGCAGCCGCGTTGGCTGCATGCCGTGCATCAACGCCGGCAAGGAAGAACTCAATCAGATCGCCGCGCGCTGGCCCGAGCACTTGGAAGAAAAGGCACGTTGGGAACAGTTGGTCAGCCAGGCAGCCAAGCGCGGATTTTCAACCTTTTTCAACAAAGAGCTTCACGAGGACAAAAAACAAGACCGCCGCGTACACGAAGCAAATCGTGTTGAAGCTGTGATTCAGTGGGCGCGCACCAGCCGTGGCGGCCGCCAATTCAACATGTTGGCCGATCTGATTGAACCCAAGTCCTGCGCGAGCTCATACGGGCTGTGCGCGTAAAGAAATGCCGCATCATCAACCAGGCAAGGAGTAAACATGGCAAGGCAGAGTAAATTGGAAAAAATGCACGCCAAACTGAATGAGGGCTTCAGGGAGGCCGCAGATGAGTACATGCTGACAATACATGCAGTAGAGACAAAGACTGAGTGGAGCTTCGGAACTATGCAACTCGTTACCAACCGAGTTGACGGCCACGACTTCACAGCTGAGCAATTAGCCGGATTACGCGGCTACTCCGATGGGTATGCCGCAGCGATGAACACAGTCTATTTTGAGAGCGTCAACCATGGCTGA